CTGGTCAAAGTGGGCAGAAGGCCACCTTAATTACAAGCATCCAACAGCTAGTGGATATTTTTGGAAAGCCTTCCGAAAGTATTAAAGGCCAAGCCCTTGAGGGGGCTCAAGAGATTTTAGAGACTACCAACTCTATGAGATTCATTCGTGTTGCTGATGCTACTGCCCAAGAAGCTTCTGCTGCTGTTACTTTAGGGGGGTGTCCTGCGGTTACAGTAAGTGGTACTGCTGCTAGTCCTATTAGAATACACACCCTTGATGCTGGTATGTCTGCTATTGGTGGAGCGGATCTAGGTACTTCTGATGTTAGAATCATTGCTACTTGCTATGATCAACTAAGAGCAGCTACTATAAGTTCTAGAACTTATAATATTCCTAAAGGTACTCTTAGTGTATCTGCCTCTAACGGTGCTACTACTATGAAAGGCTTAAGTAAAATCTTAGGGGGTGCTATGGATGCAGATAGGATTGGAATCTTTTCTGATAGTAGTTCTGTTGATGCTTCCACTTTCATTGTTAACCCTGCTGCTGGTGGATTATGTACTATGGAACTTAGTGCAGGAATTGAACAAGCTGATGGTACCTATGTTCCAGGACCTATTTTCCAAGTCGTTAATCATCAGGGAGGCTGGGGTGGTGTTGGTGTAGCCTCTGTTACTGCTTCTGGGCTGAGTATTAATACCGAGGATGCTGCTTATCTTGTTCAAAGCCTTTGGCCTGGAGAAGGATACAATGCTGGGACTGAGGCTGATGGATCTACTAGTGGAGTTTCTTTTGAGGTTCAAGTAAATGGAGCTAATACTAATGTTGATCAAGTAAATAACTTAGGAACTGCTGTTGAAACCTATAAAACTGGGATGTTATCCTCTGCTTTCTTAGAAACAGATATTGGAACTACTTACGCTGGTAGAACCTCTGATTATATTACTGCTGCTATAGACATTGATGATGGGGCTGGTGTTTCTGTGACTGCTCTTACCTCTTTTGAAAAACCATTAAAAGACTTAGGAGCATTAGGTACTTTAGCAGGTACTCAAGGAGGAGTCGCTACTGTTGACTCTAACCCTCGCTTTGCTAAGTTAGTTCAAGGTACTTATAATTTAGCTGCGGGTACTAATGGAATCCCTGCTACTGAAAATGGGGTGGCTACTGCTGTTATAGGTGAGGTAGAAAGTGATGGTGGTAAGACAGGTATTGAAGCCTTAGATGATGATGTTCTTAACATTTCTATAGCTCTTGCTCCAGGTACTGGGGTTGGAGATCTTCAAACTGTTCAAAATGCTCTGATTACTAAAGCCGAAGCTACTTCTAATTTCCTGGCACTAATCTCTCCCCCTTACGCTGTTGGCAGACCTGGAGATGCGATTGATTGGTCTAACGGATTTGCTACTACTAGAGATTCGGCTGTTAATAGTTCTTATGCTGCGATCTACTGGCCTTGGCTTCAAGTCTTTTCTGTAGCCGATGGAGTAAATCGTTGGCTTGCTCCAGAGATCTTTGCAGCAAGACAGATGACCTATACTGATGAGGTTGCAGACCCTTGGTGGGCTCCTGCTGGATTCGTTAGAGGTCGTTTAACTAAGCCTACGGATGTGGAAGTTATTCTTAACCAAGGTGATAGGGATTCTATGTACTCTGGTGGTAACTGTCTTAACCCGATTGTTAACTTCCCCCAGAATGGTATAGCTATCTTTGGACAAAGAACTTCTCAAAGACAACCTACTGCGTTAGATAGAATTAATGTTAGACGCTTGATGATTTACATCAAGAAGGTTCTTCTTGCTTCTACTCAAAGACTTGTCTTTGAACCTAACGATAGATTTACTTGGGCGAGAGTTCAAGACCTAGTTAACCCTCTATTAGGTGATATTGCAAATAGAAGAGGCATCACTGAATACAGAGTTATTTGTGACGCATCAGTAAATACCCCAGTACGGGTTGATAGGAATGAGATGTGGTGTAAAGTGCTGATTAAACCCACCAAAACTGCTGAGATGGTGATATTTGAACTTAACCTCACTAACCAATCAGCACAATTTTAAGGAGAATATAAATGGCTTTAGATAATTATTATACCGATGGTGGCAGTAGTAAAAGAGAGAAAGTAGGTACTGGTCTTCCTGTTATTTCTCAGGGATTAGACTCTGTACGGACTTATCAATGGGAAATGCATTTTCAAGGGGTTCCTGGTTCTGATTCGACTTTGCAACATGATTTAGTTTTAGCCTGTAAGCAACTGACATCCGTTGGGTTTACTATTGAACCGATTGAAGTGCATCGTGTTAATGACAAGGTTTTCTACCCTGGAAAGGGGCAAACAGAAGAGCTTACGGCTACTTTTGATAACCTTTATCAACCTCAAGTAGCTGCATCGCTTTGGCGTTGGTACTCTCGTATCTACAACCCTTTGACTGGTAGATTTTTAGGAGAACTTGGTGAGTTTGATCCGTCCAAAAAGAAGGCTAATTTTAAAGCAATTGTATGCACCATTCTTCAGCTAGATGCACAAGGACAACCGCAGGCTGAAACTAGACTTTATGGGGTTATGCCCATTTCCTGGAAGACTGCTGAGTTTAATTATGGTACTAACGAGTTTCACACTATTGAGATGGTATTCCGCTATGACTTCATGGAGCAGACGGACAAGACGGGTATGAAAAAAGTTCCTTCTCCTGTGAACGCTGCTATCTAATATTAAACAGCTTTAATAAATAAATTAAATAACAAAAGCCCAGCCTAGAGTTAATCTTCTGGGTTGGGCTTTTCTCCTATAATAAATTATGGACTACTACTATTCATTATTAGAAAGTTACGAACTCCTAAAGCGCAGAAAGTTTAAATTATCTCTTCGTGAAGAGGAGGAACAGGGAGAGAGGGTGGCAGACGCTGACTCTCTGATTAAAGCTATGGTAGGACAAGCTCCTGGATCAACAAAAAAGTTTGCACATCCTCAAGATCCTAAGAAATCTGCTACAGCAGAGGTTACAGATAAAGGCTTTATTAAAGTAAATTTTGGGAAAGGTTTTGGTAGGAATTTTGCAAAGGCTGATTCTGGGGATTTAGTAGGGTCTTCTTTAACGCGCCGTACAAATATGGGTGAGTTGGAGCAGTGGTTTGGTGGGGGTGCGCCACAGGGAGGGGAGCAAGGTGCGGGAGAAGAGGAAGAGGGTGGGGAGGCTCAACCTGGGGAGGAGCTTGCACCAGAAGAAAGCCCCTCAGATAAAGCAGCAGACTCCTTAGGAGATACCTTAGGCAAAGTTCGTTCTAATGTAGCAGAGGATGAACTTGGGAGTGATGATCCAGAGGTAGAAGACGAGGAGCAAGAAGCCTTAGTCCAAGCAAAGGAAGAGAAGTGGTTAGAAGAGACAGAAAGATTAAAAGAAGTTGCTCTTAATACAGGTATGCTGACTGGTATTGATGAGGAGACTGTTGTAGAAACCTTTAATGGTGTGAACGATCTTTTAAGATTAGGTGATGACATAGCTAACAACCCAGGTATGGCAGGGCCGATGGGGTTTTCTGGCAAAATTAATGACTTAATTGAAAAGTATAAAATAACTAAAGATGAAGATGGGTGTCTTTATTTTGATGAAATAAGTATAGCTCTTTGTCGTGGAGATACTCCTACCTACAAAGCTTTAGCAGAGTTCGGTCCCCAACTAGAAGAGATACAAAAAAAAGATAGACAACAAAATGGTAAAGCTAGTATTGCTAAAAGCATACCAAAGAAACCAATGAGTCAAGGAAGGAAGGATGCTATTAGAGGGGTAGCTATTGAGGATGCAGACAACTTAGCCCCTATGTTAGAGAGGTGCTTAGGTAAGAAGAGCCGAGAAGAAATGGTGGAATGTGCTGAATCTTTTAGTAAGGAGGTTTTTAGTTCTATTAAATTGCGAGAAGACTGGGAGCAGTGTAAAGAAGACAAGAAGGCAGGTATTTCTAAGAAGGCTTGTGGAAAAAAGGTTGGAGCTAGTTTTGAAGAGTTGTTAGAAGCATTACAGATTGGATTGTTAGCAGATGATAGTCTAATTTTAACTGGACCCAAAGAAGATTTTGATCGTAATGCCACTAACTTTATTATTGATAGGTTAGTTGCACAATCTGGGGGGAAGTTAAGTAGAGAAGATGCTAGAGCTTTTGTAGAAAAGGTAGTTGCGGATGAGGATGGACCTAAAGCACTTCTTTTAGTAGTGATGGCTAATAGAAAGTTTTCTGCTCAAGTTCATGGAGCTATTATTCCAACCCGTACTAAGGGAGTGGGTCAAGGACAGGAAAGTGGGGGAGAAGAAAGAGCTTCAAATGTTATTGGTGCTAAAAAAGATGTTGAAGATGTTTACTGTCCAGGAGAGGGGGACTTAGAAGAAGATCCTATAAAATTAAGGAAAGCATTAGTTACGAATATTAGAGAGAAAATTTTAAGTCCCGAACAGTTAGATCATTATGCTCAACCTAGTAGGTGTAATGGTGGGCTAAATGAAAAAGGAAACTCTACCCGACCGAAGAAAGGAGAGAAGCCTCAGACCAAGGAGGAGAAAAGGGAGGCGAATATAGATGCAGCAATTGATAGTATGATTAAAGATGGGGTGGGAGATGATAAAGGGTGTTTAGTTATAGGAAGAGAACCTAAGACACACACTGATTCTAAAAACCCTTCCACTTTGGGGGAAATGTCACACCAAAAGCAAAGAGATATGTTTAGGTATCTTGGGGAGGAGTCTAGTGATGGGTTACAAGATGCAGAAATAGAGAGGCTAAAGGTTGTAAAGACCACTTTAGAAGAGTGTGTGGGTAAAGGTACTGTGAAAAAGGCTGTAGAGTTCATGGAGGATATAGCTCCTCGATTAGACAGAGTGGATGCTATACTAACTCCTGGAAGTTGGGTTGAGGGTGAGGATGGGAAAGCTATGGAGGGTGCCTCAGAAGGTTACATAGATCAATGGCTTAATAATAAGCAACAACCCCCCTCTACAGGAGATAAAGAAAGAGCAGAAGAAGCAAAAAAATGTTTAAAAAATAAAGGTGATGATAAATCTTGTAAAGAGTTAGATAAATTAAGATTCGAAGTAAAAAACTTAATAACCAATCGTGAGTTGGATAAATATACAGACTCTGAGGGGCTTGTGTCTGGTAAAGGTAAAGCTTATTTACAAACAATGTATCTATCTGTAGCTGGTTCTGACCAAGAAGTTCTTAATGAAAAGAGAGGGTTAGCGGATAATATACAAAAGGCTGGCTTACGCAATGCTGAAATTGAAGCTAACCTTGGCAACCCAAGGGTACAGTTTAGAAGATCTAAAAAGACGGTCCAACCAGAGGGTCCTCCCGCTCCTGTTGCACCATCAAAAAGTGGAAAACCTAAAGATCCTAAACTACCTACGAAAGTACAACCTACAGGAACACAATTGGGGGATCCATCTCCTTGGGCTGCACAAACAGCCTGGGGTGGAACTACTACTATTGTAGACCCAGGAATGGAGCAGGAAAATCAAAGAAGAGCTTCCCTAGCTCCAGAAAGAGGTGAGTATAAAGTAAGGACTGGTGGTGCTAAAGATCTGTATCGGACGCTTGGTGATGAGGATACTGATGCTGAATTAGCTCTGAGGAAAGAGGATATGTTTGTTCAATTCTTACAAGGTCAACAGCATCTTCTTGAAAAACTTCTTAGTCAAACCACATAGAATCCCAGCACTTTAGAATTTCTTCGAACAGATATACTTTATATTTTTTGTTATCGTTATGGATTTCTATATATTTATCTATATAAAAATCATTACTTGAAGGTACTATAGCTAGAGTCTTTTGTCTGTCTTGTTTGAAGATAACCATTGGCACCTTATTACATTTTTCTGAATCTTTTTCACATTGTTTTATGAATTTCCAGGTATCTGAGCTATAATTATATAAACTATATAAGCTTTCTTTATTGTATCCTTTCTTACATTCTATACAATATTTAAATTTAATAGGGGTTATTAGATCTCCATATATCTTTAGATACTCTGGTAATGTATGGGTAGTAGCAAATGCTCCTGATCCAGGGCTCCTACAGAACTCTTCAGTTTTAAAACGATCATTGAATATCTTAGCTATCTGCCTTTCAAAGGTGCTGCCCTTCGCCCTACTGTTCTTACGCTTAGGTTTTTTGCGAAGGTTAGATAAATCGTAATTGTCTTCCATAAGTGTTGGCCTCGTACTATAATAGAGGGAATCGCCATGACCCAAGATCTCAAATTTGAATTCCACCCTGACGAGTGGAAGATTAAAACCATTGAACGGAGTAGAAACAGAATGAAATTTCAAGTAAAACTAAATCAAGAGGAAGCTGAGGCTTTTACCAACTTCGCTAACAGCGTCAAGCCTGACAATGTTCAGATGAACGACTTCGTGCGGTCTATCTTTTTCGCAGGGATTCGTGCTATCGAAGAGAGCATTACCAGCAATCTAGTAAAGCACATGGAAGAGAACCGTGATGATTATGAAGCTTCAGGGTTTACTTTTGATGAAGAGGGTAAGCTAACAGGTGTTGATGAAGAGGTTGCCGAAGGCTCTATTGAAGTAGTTGAATAATTAATGTATACTCCTATTTTCTTGAAAACAGAAAATCAACTTAACAAACTCATTCGCCAGCAGAAAAGGACAAGAGAACCGCTATCAATTCTCTTTGTATCTTTGTGGGATAAGTTTTCCAATGTTTTAGTTGAGAAGCTTAAAAAAGGGACAGGTAAAAAACCTGTGTATGTTGTGAATAGCTTTACAATGCCACATGCTTTTGTTATTTATAACACCACTAAGCTACCCCACCTAGTAACCCTAGGTAGGAGGGAGTTAAGATCGGAGGATTATTTATCTCAAATCTATAGAAGTCTAGGGTTAGAATCTCCTAAACGATCTTGATATTCTTCCAGCTTCTGGCGGTACTTTTTATTTTTAGTGTATAGCAATTTTAAATTATTCACTATTACCGTAGTAAAGTAGTTGAATGCACTTCCTTTTGATGGTTTGAAGTTCTTAAGAGTTTTTAGTACTAGTAAAAAACATTCCTGTTTCGCATCATCTTTATCAATTTTAAATTTAAAGCTTTCTAGAATGTTAGTTATCAAGAGATCAAATAGCTCCATTAACTCATCCTCGTACTCACTTGGATTTTGTAAGTACAAGGGGATGATTTCTTCAAATCTTTTATTGTTAATGTAATGCATCTTCTTACCCATACCCTATAATAGCGTTATGAAAGAGCTTGAAAACCTTTACTCTGGTCTTAAACCTAGTTGTAGTAATGATTTATGCGAAGGCTGTACGGTTTTAACTCAGAATAAACCAGAGTATTCCTACATGGATTATGAGAAACTCTCTCAAGGAGATGTTCTTTTCGTCGCAGACTCGTTCAAGTATAAGTATGGATCTATGAACCCTTTCTCTAACAAAGAGAAGGAATTACTGGAAAGTTTATACCCTGGTAGAGTTCAGTACACGGCTTCTATTAAATGTCCCTCCGTTAAAGAGGGAGATATGTCTCCTGATAATATGAATTTATGTAGGAAACACTTAGAAGCTACAGTAGATAAAGTAAAGCCACGCTTAATCTATGCATGTGGTAATTTAGCTATGAAGATGCTCGTTAAAAAGAGCGGCATTATGGGGAAGAGAGGTTCTTCTTATGAGTACATTACAGATAGTGGGCATTCTTGCATCGTTGTACCTATCTATCATCCTTATTCTGTTCTTAAAGAACCTAGCCATAGATACTTATTTGAAACGGACATACGAAACGCATACGAAAAATACATCCTCGGCAAAGAAAGCCAAGGAAACTTTACTTATAAGATGGTGGAGGATACAGGAGAGTTAGAGGAGCTAACCGATTATCTATCAACTACTTCCGACACAGTAGCTATTGATATTGAGACGACTGGATTGAACTTCCTTACGGATAGTATTCAGACGATTGCTTTCTCTTCTAATGATACTAACTGGGTAATTCCTTTGGATCATAAGGATAGTCCCTTCCGAAAAGGGGAACCCCACTACGCTAGGGTTTGGGTTCTTCTCAGGAAGATGTTAAATAACCCTAATAATAAGAAGGTGTTTCACAATGCTAAGTTTGACCTTAAATTTCTTTTAAACTATGGAATTGAGGTTTGTAATGTTTGGGATACAAAAGTTATGCATCACTTTATTAATGAGAATGCTCCGAAAGGGCTGATGGACCTCGTAAAACTATACTTTTCTGATGAGTTGGAGAATCTTTAATGCTTACAGTTAATAATCCTAAGACTTTTGATTGGGCTAATATGGCTCTTTCTGATTGCGTGGAGGGTAATGCTGCTGATGCATACTTTACCCTTAAAATCTTTGATCTCATTAGCGAGAAGCTATCAGAGATGGGGATGGATAAGATACTAGAAAAGTTAATCATGCCAGCACTCCCTATGTTTGTTGCTATGGAGTACAAGGGGATGGATGTTTCTGAGAAACAGCTTAAAGTTGTAGGGAAACAATTGAGAGATGCTAATATTACCGAAGAAGATGGCTTGTATGCGTTTGATGAGGTAAAAACTTCTGATAATCTGTCTTCAAATAACGATCTGATTGAGATATTATATACTAGGGAGGGAGCCTTTGAGATGTACCCTCCTGACAGGACGGGGAAGGGGGCACCGTCTGTATCTGCCCCCACTCTAAAGCTATTACTAGCACAGATAGAAGAGGAATTAGAAAAGCGTGGGTAAGTGGAACTATAGGGATGAGGGGAAAAGGATTAGCCAAGCTCTGCTCCAAGAGAAAAGTACAGAAGACCTAAGAATTTCGCAAAACTTTATCAAAGGTCTTTTAGAACTTCGCAAGTCTCAAAAGCTGGAGAAGACTTATATCAAAGGAACTTCCAATGCCATTAAGTATAATGAAAGACCAAAGGTTTATGTAGATTATAGATTTGATGGTACTGCTACTGGTAGATTATCTTGTGCAGCATACTCAGCCCAAAAGGCTATGGGGGTTTCATTTCACACACTACCTAGAGATACTAATACTAATATCCGTAGTTTGTTTATAGCCCCTAAGGGATACAAGTTTATCACCATTGACTATGCAGCTATGGAGCTTAGAGTCCTAGCTCATATTGCCCAGGAAGGTAATATGCAAACAGCATTTAATAATGGAGAGGATCTTCATACTTATACAGCTAGAATGCTATTTAACAAGCAAAAAATCTCTAAAGAGGAGAGGCAAATCTCTAAAGCAGTCTCTTTCCTTATTGTATATGGAGGAGGGGCGTTTAACTTAGCCGAGACTACGGGCATTTCCCTCCCTAGAGCTAAGAAGATCATTGCTAACTACAAGAATGTGTACCCAGGAATCTTTGAGTATATGGATTTCGTGAATAAGTATATTAAAACTAATAAACATGCATACACTATCTTTGGAAGACGAAGAAACCTTCCTAATGTAGATTCTAAGGACTTCTCTGTGGTCAATCGTGCGCTCCGTCAGGGACTTAACTTCACTATCCAGTCTACTGCGTCAGATATTCTCTTATGTGGGCTCCTGGGAGCTTACAGAAGGCTTAGAGAGGAAGGTGTGGAGGCTTACCCCGTAGCTACCGTCCACGATAGTATAGAAGTAGTATGTAAAGATAACCATGTTGAAAAATGTCTAGAAATTCTCTATGATGAGCTTGTAAACTACCCCTTTGTTAAGGACACTTTTAACATTCATTTTGATGTGCCCTTAGCAATTGATGCTGAAGTGGGTTCTTCTTTTGGTGATGGAAAACCCGTAGAATTTAAGGATGGAAAACCCCAATTATGAGACTTCTACTAATAACTGATCTTCATTTTACAGATAAGCCTGTAGGGTTACTAGAGGCACAGAAGAAGTGCATTCTTAGGCTTCTCCAAGAAGAGAAGCCTACAGAGGTTATCATCATGGGAGATTTAATGATGTATAGAAAGCCTTCTCCTAGTGTTCTTCTCGCGCTTAAAGAAGTTGTAGATTATTTAAAGAGAAAGGATGTACCTCTAACCATTCTTAGAGGAAACCATGATAGCGAGACTAAAGCTGATGATGGGGTGACTGCTTTAAGTCTATATAATTATCATGCTGATGTGATTACAGAGTATTCTGTGGATCACCAATGGGAGAGGGCTTGGATTCCTCACTACGAAGATGAAGATTATATTAAAAAACTGCTTAAAGAAGTTCCTGCTGGGTATACTGTCTATGGTCACTTTGGCTATTATGGTTCCCTTAACTCTGTTGGGGATGCTGATTTTAATATTAGGCTTTCTGATTTTCGTACTCCTACTTTCTTGGGTCATGTTCACGGATACTTGGAGAAAGAAAATGTTACAATTCTAGGCACTCCCTATACCACTAACTTTGGAGAAGCATTTAAGGATAGTTTTTATGCTATCTTAGATGAGGGGGTTACACTTCGCACCCTTAATCATGGCCCCCGTCATCTAGTATATGCCGCTAAGGATATTGAAGCTAATTTAGAGGATATTAATGACCCAGAGTGGTTTACTATGCTTCGTATCCTTGTTGACATAGATCACTACCCTATCCCCTATGATAAACTGCAAGTGCCTTACATTGATGTGAAGTATAATCCCATATTTAATGAAGAGGAGATATCCGCTTACGAACCTGAGCGAAATTTATTTTCTATTAATGAAATGATTATTGAAGACTATGTTGACAGGGCTAATTCTATAATTCCTAAAGAAACTTTAATGAAAGGGTATAGGTCTCTCAAAGATGAAGATTGAAAAAATTAAGATACAAAATTTTTATTCTTTTAAAGATCAAGAGTTTCCTTTAGGAGACTATACTGGTCTTACCCTAATTAAAGGAATTAATAAAGATACCAAGGGGTCTAACGGAGCAGGGAAGAGTGTCCTGATTGAGGCTGTTTACTTTGGGCTTACTGGTAAGACCATTCGTAAAAGTACAGAAGATAGTTTAGTTAATAATCAATCTAAAAAACAATGTATGGTGGAGATACATCTTACACATAAGAATCAATATGTGGTAATTACCCGTAGAAAAAAGCCCACTAAGCTTGAATTTTTAGTGGGGGGAGAGAATAGAACTCAGCAATCAGTATTTACTACACAGGCAGAGATTGATTCCTTTTTGAATATTAATCACAAGGTTCTACTAGCTTCTATGTTCTTCGGGCAATCTAATGATGTTAACTTCTTAGACTGTAGTGCTGATGATAAGAGAACTATTATTAGAAACTTTTTAAATTTAGATGATATATTTGAGATGAGAGATAGGATTCGTACTCTTAAATCAACTTACTATCAAAATGCTAAAACTAAAGATGCTATTATTGAAGAAAATCAAAAAAGTATAGATCTTTTCAATACAAAAATTACCAAACTGGAAAAAGCTAAGGATCAGTACAGTCGGTTTGATAAGTACCCTACCTCTTTAACCTTAGAAGAAATAGTAAATACTGAGAAGGAAGCAGAGGCTACCAAGTGGCAAATAAAAAAACTAAAAGATAGGGTAGGTAAAGAACAAAAATCTATAGAAAAACTTACCAATATATTAAAAACTCCTTTTAAGGAGAGAACCTGTTGGACTTGTAATCAACCATTAGCATCAGAGACAGACGATAAGTTATCCAATCAGATAAATACACATGAAGTAGACTTGGGAGAGTTAGAGAGAAGTCTACATCACCAACAAAATACGGTTATAGAAGTGAGTATTTCCTCTAAGGATTACGCTCAGTTCTTAGACTATAGAGAGCTTTGTAGAGATGAGACTAATTATAATGAGCTTAAAGAAACTTTTAGGGAGTCCATAGCGTGTGCCCAGAAGGATAAGGAAGAAAACAAGATACAGTATGAAGTAATGCGCTTTTGGGAGAAGGCTTTCTCAGAGCAGGGAGTTATTAAATATATAATAAATAATGTTTTAGAGTATTTTAATGAAAGATGTAACTACTATGTATCATATTTAACAAATTCTAAATATTCTGTAGAATTTGATCAAGAATTAACTGAAAAAATTGAGACAAGTGGTAGGCTTCTTCCGTATATATCCTTGTCTGGAGGGGAGAAGAGAAAAGTAAACCTAGCTATCATGCTGGGCCTAAAAGATCTTCTTCTTCTTACAGATAAATCTCATGTAGATTTACTATTCTTTGATGAGGTAGCGGAAAATATAGATGAAGAAGGGGTGCAAGGTTTGTTCCAACTTCTTCAAGAAATTAAGAAAGACAAAACTATTTTTATTATTACACATAATAAACATTTGAAAACTCTTTTGGATTCTTCCAAGCGAGTTACTATTATAAAACACAAAGGTATCTCTCAAATAAAGAAGTAATATGGCAAACGCAAATCTAAACGAACTTGGTCAGGAAATTTTTGAATCCCGTTATGCCTATCCAGGAGAAACTAAATGGTCTGAACGAGCTAAAGTTATAGCGAAAACTGTAGCTTCCGCAGAAAGAGATGAGGAGAAAGAAAAAATTGAAAAATACTTCTATGAGGCTATCGGTTCGGGAGACTTTATCCCTGGCGGTAGGATTATTTATGGGGCTGGTCGCAATAGGGGCCATCATAATCTGCTTAATTGCTATGTCATTAACCCAGAAGATAGTGTTGATTCTATCGGGAAGACCGTCCAAGATATGTATAGAATCTCCTGTGCGGGAGGGGGTGTCGGATTTAATGTTTCAAAGATTCGTCCGAAAGGAGATCACATCGGCAGCGTCCTCCACTCAGCCCCAGGGTCCGTCTCCGTCCTAAAAATGATCAATGAGGTAGGTGAACATGTACGAGCGGGAAAAAATCGTAGAACTGCTCTTATGGGCATTCTTAATGTTACTCATCCTGACCTTATGGAATTTCTCCATGTTAAATTGGATAAGGGGGAGCTTAACAATTTCAATATCTCTGTTGCCATCACCGATAGATTTCTTGAAGCTGTAGAGTTGGAAGAAGACTGGCATTTTACTTTTAACAACAAAGAGTACCACACTTATCATTTAGTGCGTAATGGGGAGAGTAATCTGAAGGTCGTAGCTCAAGACGAAGAAGATGCTATCTCCCGTGCTGATAACTTTTATAAGGAACATTTTGAGGATACTTTTGAGGTAATCTGTATTGATGATATAAAAGCTAGAGATTTGTGGAATATAATTTGGAAAAATTCGGTAGAATCTGGTGATCCAGGCATATATAATATCGACTTAGCCAATAGGTACACTAATGTTTCATACTTTGAAAGGCTGGATTCAACGAATCCTTGTGGTGAGATTTCGTTACCCTCTTATGGGAACTGTTGCCTCGGCAATGTTAATCTTTCTAATATGGTACTTGATGATGGTTCTGATGTGGATTGGAAGCGTCTTGCAAGAACAGTTCGCACGGGTATTCGCTTCCTAGACAATGTACTTACTGTTAATAAGTTTCCTACGGACACATGCAAAAGGGTTGGAGAAAGGTCTCGCAGGATTGGGTTAGGCGTAACGGGTCTACATTATATGCTCATTAAACTGGGGATTACATACGGTAGTGAAAAGTGCCTTGAGTTTTTAGATCGACTATTCACTACCATACGAGATGAATCGTACAAGCAGTCCATTTATCTAGCAAGGGACAAGAGCCCATTCCCAGAATTTGAATACAAACAATTTCTAAATGAAGATTACGCAAAAACTCTCCCTGCTCGTATTAGAATGCTTATCAAGCGATACGGGGTCAGAAATGCTGTTATGCTTACTATCCCTCCTTGCGGTACTATCTCTATGCTCCACGGGGTTAGTTCAGGCATTGAGCCTATTTTTTCTGCTATGTATACCCGTAGGTATAGGCATAACAATATTTGGAAAGAGAAATTAGTTGTTGACCCCCTCTTCCGAGAATACTATGAAGAAGATAAATCGCTTGAGTGTTTCGTCGGAGCCTATGATGTGGCCCCCGAAGACCACATTCGGGTCCAAGCGACGATCCAAAAGTACATGGACTCCTGTATCTCGAAAACTATTAATCTTCCTGCCACTTCTACTCCTGAAGAGTTCTCTCAAGCGGCTTTGGATTATGCTCCGTACCTGAAAGGGTTGACGGTGTATAGAGCAGGAGCTAAAGAAGGGGAACCCCTTACAGCGATTCCTTTGACGGAGGATAACATTGAGGAGCATATGACGGTGTTTGCAGATACTAGTATTGCAAGCGGAGATATATGTTCCGTGGCAGGAGGTGAGTGCTAATGGCAGTATATGAATGGGTGTGTAAAGAATGCAAGATTTTTTGGGACAGAGAGTACAAGATGGGAGATGCCCCAGACAGGACTAGGTGCCCAGAATGTAAAAAGCTTTCACAAAGAAAGTGGGATGTAGCCCCTCCTGTTATTTTTAAAGGAGCAGGTTGGACAGGTGTTAATAAGAAAACAGGTTTTAATAAGTCTGGAGGTTCTGATGTAGTTAATCTGGAACTACAACGGGGGTGTGAGGAAAGGATGGAATCAGGGTGGCAACATTACGCTAAATATACTCCTCCTCAAAAAGTTCTTGATAGAGCTAGGAAATTAACTCCCCGAGAATCCAAACAAAAGATGGAATCAGCGCGAAAAATTATGGATACGACCTATGATAAGGCGGGGATTGACCCCACCAACATCTATAAACCCCAGTAGTAGTTAGACCTAATGTACGCATTCAACGAGAATATTCAACGAGGTATTTTATACCTCTTGAAGTCTGATAAGGATTTTTATCTTCAAATTGTTAACTTGGTTAAGCCTGAGTATTTTGAATTTCCTTCTCATAGTAAAATCTTTTCTGCTGTTAGGGATCATTATGAGAAGTATAAGAAACTTCCTAATGATGATTTTATTGAGCAGCAGTTGCATTCTAGTAAAAATGAAAGAGAGTCTATTCATGATTACACTGATGAGCTTGAGTATATTAACAGACTAGACACTTCTGCTATTGATGGAGAGGATTATTATCTAGATTTGATTGAAAGCTTTGCCAAACGAGAGGCAATGAAAGATGCTATTAAGCAATCTCTAGTCCTGATTAAAGAAGACAGGATGGAGGAGACGGAGACCTTAGTACGGAATGCCTTAACTGTTAGCCGAGAAGTAAATGTAGGTCAGAAGTATTTTGCGGATATTAGTGATAGGTGGGATAGGACGCATAATGCAGACGCAGTTGATAAATATAAAACTTTGTTACCTTCTTTGAACCAGTCCTTAGAAGGAGGTTTGGGGAGTAAAGAGTTAGCTATGGTCATTGCCCCTCCAGGGGTAGGTAAATCGTTATGGCTGGTTAATCAAGCTGTTCAAAGCATGGTAGAAGGAAGGAAGGTTTTGTATGTTTCATTAGAGATGAGTGAGGATAAGATTGCACAACGCTTCGACTCAGTAGTATCATTAATCCCACAAGGCCAATTGAAGGCTCCCGCCGCGCAACTTAAAGTATCAGAAAGGCTAAGTATTTTCCAAAGTAACTTCCCTGGTAGTAAGCTTGTTATTAAAGAGTTTCCTACGGGCACGGCAAATGTTAATAGTTTACGGGCACTCTTGGTACAGCTACGAAATTACGATGATTTTATTCCTGATGTTATCATAGTGGATTATCTTGAACTGTTGCGTCCTGTCCGAGAGAACCAACATGAGTACCAAGCTCAACAGAGGATTGCTGAAGAGTTGCGGGGGTTGGCTATGGAGACTAAAGTTCTTTTGTGGACTGCTACTCAAACCAATAGACAAGGACGAGCGGTTAAGATTATTACAGATGCCGAACTTGGAGATTCCTATGGCAAGATTCGTACTTGTGATTTTGCAGTGTCCTTGAATCAAAGTGAGCAGGAATTTGACGAAGGGCGAATGAGGGCTTATGTGGTTAAGTCTAGAAATGGTCGCCCCAGGTTTACGGTTCCTATGAATATAGATTACCATGTACTTAAAATGAGCGAAGGAGATTATTCAACTGATGACGAGTAAGACCCATATTTTTGATATTTTAGCAGAGAATAAAAACCTTCAAACTGTTAATGGGGGTTGGGCCACTTTTGATATTAAAATTCAGAAAGGACTAAAAGCAGGTACACAGAACTGCTGGGGTACTTGTGATTTTGATACTTATGAGATCCACTTAGAACAAAAGATGGAGGATGGCCCAGCGAGGGAGACTCTTTTTCATGAGATTTGTCATGTTTTATTGGAATTATGTGGCATGGGCGGGGGTGATGATGAAAATGAGGAATATATTTGGGAATCTAACGAGAGGGTGACTATAACAATGTCCCGAGCAATTATGTTATTTGCGAGACTTAACCCAGAACTAGCCAAGGAGCTATTACTATGAACAAAGCACAGAATTTACTAGAAGCGTTAGAGGATCTTACCTGGGAAAATTATGTAGACATTGCAGATAGTGTTACGCAATATGATACGCATGAGATTGATAATGAGATGGCTAGGCAAGCCTCTATTTATTCTTATTATCAAGGTCTGTTGTCTGTTGCCAAAAACAGGTTAGATGAGGCTAATCTTAATTTAACCAAATTTAGTGCTATTGCTAGAAAGGAGAAGAAAAGCTCTTCTACTACAAAACAGACTGCTAAAGATTTGGATGATTTTGTGATGGCAGAGCCTGATTTTGCACTATATACTAAGAATGTGAATGATGCACAGTTCAAATATACACTACTAAAAGGTTTGGTATCGTCGTTAGAGCATAAGAAGGATATGCTAGTGCAGCTATCCTCTAATCGTCGCGCCGAGACAAATTTATACAGATAATTTAACAACTTCGCAAACTACGACTATAATACTGTAACTGCCACAACTGACCATAGGAGGTTTTAACATGGCTATTGATTTAGATGCCCTTCGGGCAAAACACGCTGAACTCAGCAACCCTGGTAGCGGAAACGCTAATTCCGATTTTCTTTCTAAGTCCGTCCAACTTATGGAAGGAATGAATACTGTTCGTATTCTTCCTGGTAAGGATGAAGACTCTATGTTCTACGCAGAGACGAAGATTCATAGGGTTCCTTCTGGGGATGGACAAGTAAAGAATGTACATTGTCGCAAGATTCACGGAGAGCCTTGCCCATTGTGTGATACTTACTATTCGCTCTGGAAAGAGCCTAACAAAGATGAGGATCTTGCCCGTCAGATTAAGCCCCGCGCTCGTTACTACATGAATGTGGTGGATCGTGAAACTGGTGATGTGAAAATCCTTTCCATCGGTGTTATTCTTTTCAAAAAGATTATTGCCGCTATGCTAGATGAAGACTTCGGTGATATTACCGATCTTGAGTCTGGAAACGATTTTAAAATCGTTAAGATCATGGAGGGTCAATGGCCTAAGTATGATCAATCTCAACCCCGTCCCAAGTCTTCTGAGGCTGGGAGTAAAGCGGAAGTAGCAACATGGATGGACTCCCTCCACGATATTCATGCTCTTGTTAAGCTGGAGGATTATGAGGATGTGAAGAATTCCGCTCAAGGTTTGATTCCATCTCACGAAGGGAGTAGTCAGAACCCGTCTGCGGCAGAAAATGTCTCCGACAATGATTACCTCTCTAAACTGCAAAGTTAATTAACTATGAGAAATATTATTATTACCCTTTTACTTACTACTGTATTAGGTGTGGGGTTGGGTTCCTGCGCTGCTCTTGAAGACTTCTTCGGGGAAGGTACAGTATTTACTACTTCGGATCAGCTTGTGGAGGGTCAGGAGGGAGCAATTATTCCTTTCGACCAGCTTCCTGCTGCGGTTAAAGCAAAGATCCCTGCTGGAACTTCGCTTGTTATGGCAACCAAAGATCAGTTGAAAGCTGATGCTGCTTATGTTTCTGCTGGTCCTATGACTGGTGAAGATGCTGGGGGTGCCATTGATGCTGCTTTTGGTATTGCTAAGGCTTTTATTCCTGGGCTTGCTGCGTGGGAGGGTATGGTTACTCTCTTTAGTAAGCGTAAGCGTAAGCACTATGGTAAAGCTCTGAAGGCTATTGTTCCTACTGATAAGAACATGGACTTTGGGAGTGCTGTAGGCAGTCTTGCCTCTGCTCTTGGTATGTCACACTCATCTGTTGTTTCTGAAGCAGCATTTGATGAAGAAGAAGAGTGGGATGTAGAAGAAGAAGCTTAATAAATTAATTATTAGACTATAATAGGAAGGCATCTGTCTTGGGTGCCTTCCTGTTTTTATACCATGAAAAAATTAAGAATACTAGCCAGCCCTGCAAACGAAGGAGGGTGCGCGTACTATCGAGTGATTGCTCCTATTAAGAAGCTCGTTGAGCTTTATCCTGATAAAGTAGAGATGCGCTTTAATTTAAATCCTTTAGGCATCGAAGTAGATGGGCCTAATCAAGGAAAGTGGAAAGAGAATTGGGATTTTGAGGATATGAAATGGGCTGATATTGTTTGGACCAATAATATCTCTAATTGGGGTGGACCTTACACAGCTAGATTAGTAGGTAAAGCAAAAGAGTTTGGTAAGTTTGTTCATTATGATACAGATGATCTACTTACTGATTTATATAAGGGTCATCGGTTGTATGATACTTATAAAGAAAGAGGGTTACAAGATCTTACTAAGTTTATTTATGCTAATGCTGATCTTGTTACAGTCACACAAAGAAAATTTGCTGAAAGAGTTAAGGAGTATTGTGGAGGGGTTTTAGCTATTGTTAAAAATGCTATTGATTACAACCTTCCTTGTTGGAGTGTTCCTAAGAGACCCTCTCCTCGTAAAAAAATGATAAGGGTTGGTTGGGCAGGAGGGATACATCATGAAGAGGATGTTAAGGAGTTTGCTGGCGTACCCCATATGGTGAATGGAAGAGTGGGTAGACAAAATGTTCATTGGGGTTTTTATGGGGCTCCTCTTCCTAGCCAAGATAAGAAAAGTGAGGAATGGCAGCATCAGGTATGGAAAAATTATAAGAAAATTCTGTTATCGGGTTTTAAGGGAGCCCCTAATTGGCAGATTTATAATGCCTTATCTCCTGACAGTTATGGTGGTATTTACGCTCAGATGGATATAGCTATTGCTCCTCTTCAAATGAACGCTTTTAATGATTCTAAGTCTGAAATTAAGGTGGCTGAGTGTGGAAGATATAGAGTACCTTTAATTGCATCTGATGTTGGTTGCTATGATGAGACTATTATTAATGGAAAAACTGGATATCTCCTTCCACCAGACGCACCAAAAAGTGAGTGGGTAAAAGTATTAACTAAGTGTATTAAAAATCCAGAACATGTAAAAGAGATGGGAGAGAATTTACATAAAATTACAGAAGAGTACTTTGATTTAAACAAAGTATCTAAGCATCGGTTGGAGTTATACGAACAAGCTATGGGTTTAGTTCTGAGCAGGGATATGAATACTAGTGGGGTGAACTTTAATACGGAGTGGAGTTTTGAGTGAGACAACTGTTATTATTAAGACTGTAGGTAGGCCCTCTCTAAAGGCTGCTATTAGATCTGCGAAGAGAGAGGGGTTCAAGGTCATAGTGGTTAGCGATGGGGCTAAGGTGAGCGCACAGGGCGCGAGACTCGTTAAACTAGGAAGGAAGTGGGGGTACTATGGAGGTATGTGTGCTAATGTCGGTGCAGCCCTAGCCACTACCCCTTTTATTACCTTTTTAGATGATGATGATGTTTTTGTTTCAGGGGCGGGGGATATAATTCGTAGAAATCTTCAAGAAAAACCAGAGGTTGATATCTGGGTTGGGGGGGTAAGATATTCTAGAGATGTAATAATGAGGAATGTAGAAACAGGAGAAGAAACATACAGAGGGACTGATTTTGCTATTTGGCCCGAGAAGGGAGTAGTAGAAGGAAATGCTTGTATGCCTACCTATAGAACTAGTATTTTTGAAGCTATTCCTTTTATGAATAATATTAAAGAAGAGTTTAATAGGTTAACTGATTATATTCATATACTTACCTGCTCCCAAAAGGGTTATAAAGTAGATTGGTTTAAAGAAGTTATTTATCTTGTGAGACCGCATTTAGAGGATGTAGATGGGATTGAATCCGTGAATGGGAGAGGAAATGATACCTAAGGTTATTCACCAAATTTGGCTGGGAGATCAGGCTATGCGCCCCTCTTCTTTAATGAAAACCTGGAAGGAAATGAATCCTACTTGGGAGTATAAAGTATGGACTGAAGAGAACATGCCACAGCTTCAATGTCAAGAACAGTTTGATGCTATGAAAGATTTAGCTGGGAAGGCTGATATTTTGAGATATGAGATTCTTTTTAATGAAGGGGGGTTTTATATTGATGCTGATTCTAAAGCTCTGGAACCTCTAGAGGATTTTTTATTAGACAATGATTCGTTTTGTTGTTGGGAAAATGAATACACTAGAACTGGTTTAATGGCAAATGGATATTTAGGAGCCACTAAAGAAAATAGATTAATGAATTTTCTTATACAGACTATTAGTAAAGTACCAGAGTCTGTTATGAAGGGTTTTCCTACAGGATCTGCATGGGAAACAGTAGGCCCAACTCTATTAACTAAGGTAGTTCAACACCATGTATATACTTCTTTAAGAATTTACCCCAGTTGGTATTTTATTCCGCAGCACTATACTGGAGCAGATTATAAGGGTAAAGATAAAGTGTATGGGGAGCAATATTACATGTCCACCATCCCATCTAAAAATAATTATGAAGACCTTAGATCTTAGAGCAGTACCTAGCTTATTACTTAATCTGGATTCGCAAGTTCAACGCTTGGCTTCTGTAAAAGAAAGATTAGATTTAGTAGGAATATCTTTTGAAAGATTTTCTGGAGTACTTCATAGTAAAGGAGTTGTAGGGTGTGGTATGTCTCACTTCTCTATACTGTCCCAAATAACGCCCGATACGCTTGTTTTAGAAGATGATGTGGTTTTTACCGAGGATTGGAATCCTATTTTAGAGATACCAGACGAAGCTGATGCAATCTACTTAGGAGCTTCCCGCTGGGGTCGTCTTCCTTTGAACCCAACTAGAGCTTTTAATGATTGTGTTTTGGCCTCTCAATATACATCTTCTTGGAAGAGAGTTTTTAATATGTGTTCCACCCATGCTATTTTATATCTTAATGAAGACTTTATAAAAGCAGCTAGTAATATAATTGAGACATGTTTAAATGAAAATATACCTTTTGATTTGGGGATGGCAAAAATTCAAAAAGAGTTTATTGTTCTTACTCCTAATAAACCTATGGTTTATCAAGAAGGCTTACCCAATGATACTAATATTGTATTGAATACATGATTTCTTTTAAGGATGGTTATTACGGGTGGTTAGGAAATCAGATGTTTCAGTACGCAGCCACCTTTGCTTTAAGTAAACGCATAGGTGTTTCGTGTGCTTTTCCTGCTAAGAGCCCAAATCTTCATGATATATTTCCTTTATCGGCTAATATCCGTGAACATTCTGCTCCTATTTTACGAGAAGCGGGATTTCATTTTTCCCCACTTCCTATAGATGTTAAGGATTTGGTACTGCATGGTTACTTTCAGTCTGAAAAATATTTCGAGGACTGTAGGGAGGAAGTGAAGAAGGAATTTTCTTTTAGAAACCCCCAACAGTTTACTCTACTAGAGAATACGGTAAGTATTCATGTGCGAAGAGGAGATTATATGAAACACCCTAACCACCACCCTCTCTGCTCTATGGATTACTATAATAGAGCAATGTCAGAGTTCAAAGGATATAACTTCCTAGTGTGTACAGATGATAAGAAATGGTGTAAGGAAAATTTTAAACAAGATAATGTTCAAGTGTCTCTACTTGAAGATGCTTCACAGGAGTTAGAGCTTATGAGTTGGTGTGAACATCATATTATAGCTAACAGCAGCTTTAGTTGGTGGTCTGCGTGGTTAGGTCACAATAAAGATAAAAGAGTAGTAGCTCCTGCTAAGTGGTTTGGCCCTGCATATTCTCATATGCAGACACAGGACTTATATGTAGAGGATTGGTTAGTAATATGAAAGGGTATACTAGAAACGAAGCAGTAATGCGAAGTCATATTGATGATTATAGGGGAGACAACCATCCACATATTATTGAGATAAATAAGCTTAAAGTAACTGATAAGCGAGGAACTATTACTCCCATAAAAGAAACCCCTCATTATCAATATGTCTTAGGAAATAAACAACCCTACTTAGATTTTTTACGGGAAGATCATCCTAATGAGTATAATGAGTCTATATCAAGTTTTGAGTATCTAATTAACAGTGAATTAGATTACCTAGATTCTTCGCATAAAAAGTATAACGGATATGCAGGAGAAGATAGCTTCATTATACATGATGATTATATCATTAGAGATGGAGTTCATCGAGCATCCCTCTTAACACAACTGGGGATTACTCACGCTCCTGTTTTACGGGTTGCACCGACTAATCATAAGACCCACATTCCTGCTAATATAGAATCATATATTAACCAGCATAAAGATACTTTCCCAGAGTGGTACTCTTGTTTTACCTTAGGGCCTATATCAATTCCTGCTAGAACTTATCCTACTTTTACTAATAGGATTGAGTCGTTAGAAGATGATACTATGGGATATAAAAAGTGGGAGTTAATTATTAAACCTAATCTACCTGATTTAACAGGAAAAACAGTCTGTGATATAGGAGCTAATATTGGTATTTTTTCTATAGAAATGGGAAGGTTAGGAGCCAAAAGAGTAGATGGTTTTGATAGGGGACCAGACATAGTTCAACCCAACAATCACAACATAGGTTCTCAGAGTGTTCCTCAACAGGCATACTTTGTTAAGAACTTGTGTGAGGATTATTATGGAAAAAAATTTCCACATGTAAACTTTTATGAAACAGATTTAATGACTCACGATTTTACGAAAGAAAGGTATGATATCTTCTTTTCTTGTTGTGTTTTATACCATCTGGGCGCACAGCGCATGGAAGAGATTATTAGAGATGTAAGTGAACACACACCAGAGATTTTCTTACAGGCTAATAATGGTCACGGGGGACAGTTGGGAAGAGATAGTTCCATCACTCGCGCAGAGGAGCTTATACAAAAGTATGGGTATTCGGTAAAGAGAGTGGATTATGGCCCTACTAGCTATGACCACCCTGTAGTATACGGAGTGAAAAACATTGGTTAAGGTTTCTATTTGTATTCCTACCTTCGCTTGCGGGGGAAACGGAGAGAGTTATCTTAAAACTCTTCTTGATTCTATTTCTATACAGACATACACTGATGTTGAAATTATTATTTCAGATCACTCAGAAGATGCGGTATTAAAAGAACTGTGCGATACTTATTCTATGAATATAGTTCATCACTATAATAAACAGAATAGAGGTTCCTGTGAAGCTAATTTAAATAATGCTATTAAGTTGGCGACAGGGGAGTATATCAAACCTATGCTTCAAGATGATTTTTTCAACGGAAAAGAAGCACTTGAAAAGATGATGGAAGCAATGCTCTCTTCTTCGGCAGGTTGGGTTGCTGCGGCGACTCTCCATTGTACAGAGGATCTTATCGAAGTCCTACACCACCACCACCCTGCCTACCTCCCAACATCTGCTGGTGAATGGGTTAAGGGATATAATACTCTAGGCACCCCCAGCGTGGTACTGTATCGTAATATTTTTGAATATTTTAATGAGTTTTTAGTATGGTTAATGGATGTGGAATTCTATTATAGGATGTGGGAACGAGTGGGGTATCCAGCCTTAGTATACGATCCTTGTATAGTTACCCGTTTGAGAGCGGGAGGGATTACTAACACTGAAATTAATCCTGCTGTTGTAGAGGAGGACACTCGATATTGTATAACAAAACACCTCAGTAAAAAAAATATAATTGAAGAAGATTTTCCTATTATATTTGAACGAGCGAAGAGACTTAATTTATTATGATACCATTATTTAAAGTTTTTATGAGTGAAAAAGTCCTAGAGCCACTTAATAAAGTTCTTATGTCAGGCTTTATTGGTCAAGGTCCAAAAGTTGAAGAGTTTGAGAAGCTTCTAAAAGATCATTTTCATAATCATCTGTTGGTTACAACAAATTCGGCTACTGCAAGTGACCACTTAGCGTTACATCTTATTCGTAAGCCACACCAAGAGTGGGAAGGGATGGAGGATGGTGACGAGGTTTTAGCTACTCCACTCACTTGTACAGCAACGAATTGGCCTATCCTAGCTAATGGTTACAGTATCAAGTGGGTAGATGTTGACCCAGAGACTTGTAATATGGATTTAGATGATTTAGAAAGAAAGATTACAAAAAAGACTAAAGCGATTCTAGTGGTTCATTGGGGTGGCAATCCTGTGGATCTTGACCGTCTAAAAGAAATTCAACAAAGAGCTAAGGATCTTTTTGGATTTAAACCAGCGATTATTGAGGATTGCGCTCATTCATTTGGCACTAGGTTTAATGGCAAACTGTTAGGAAATCATGGCAATCTAGCCTTTTATAGTTTCCAAGCAATTAAACACTTTACAAGTGGTGATGGTGGTATATTAATTCTCCCCCATCAAGAGCTTTATAACAGGTCTAAACTTTTAAGATGGTATGGCATTGATAGAGAGACTAACTCCAAAGATTTTAGATGTGAAGATGACATTTTGGAGTGGGGATATAAGTTTCATATGAATGATATCAATGCGGTAATAGGAATACACAATCTTCCTGAAGCATTAGATAATATTCAAAAACATCATGATAATGCTGAGTTTTATCAAAAAGAACTTCAAGATGTAGAGGGAGTTACTTTGTTAAAGAGAGACTCCCGAGCTTGGTCCTCTGATTGGATCTATACCATTAAGGTTAAAGATCGAGATAATTTTATGAGACATATGAGTAATAAGGGGATTATGGCTAGTAGAGTTCATGAGAGGAATGACAAGCATTCGTGTGTATCAGAGTTTAAATCTTTCTTACCCAACCTTGATAAGATTTCCTCTGAAATGATTTGTATTCCTAATGGATGGTGGGTAACAGAAAAGGATAGAAATTATATCGTAGAGTGTATTAAGGCGGGGTGGTAATTTGTATAAAGAACCCAGTCTTCAATCTTCTTATTTCGGGACAGGAATAGGAAAAACTTTATATGATTATGTTTTAAAACATAAGCCTAAAGTTATAGCAGAATTTGGAGTTCTTAATGGGTACTCTACTGTATGTATGGCGCAAGCTCTCAAAGAGGTAGGAAGTGGCACAATATTGGCTTACGACCTGTGGGAAGATGCTCCTTTTGGTCACGGTCAGAACTTGAAAGCTGTTGAAGAAACTTTAGAACAATATGGAGTATCTGAATTTGTAGAGCTAAAACGAGGAGATTTTCTCACTTGGGTTAAAGAGAAGGAAAGCCGCTTTGTGGATCTTTTACATGTGGATATTAATAATAATGGAGACTTGTTACCTATATTTTATCAGTTAGAATGCCCTGTACTCTTTGAAGGGGGGACAGAGACAAGAGACGAATGTTGGTGGATGAATAAGTTTTCTAAACCAAAGATGTTTCCTTTAAAAAGTAAGTATGGGTATGAGATTTTAAATGATACCTATCCTTCCTTATCCTTTATTAAAAAAAGGATATTATTATGAATTTAGAAGAACTTAAAAATGAATTATTAGGTGAGCGTGGAAGAGCAGCAGACCGACCCCCTAGCTTCGGCTCCGATGAAATCACGATGCTACCTAGAAAGACCTTGCAAAATATAGAGGATTGTATTCGTGAAGTAGTCCTTGAAGGTATTAAGGGAGATTTTGTTGAGACGGGTATTTGGCGAGGAGGTGCTTGTATTTTGGCAACTGCTGTATTAAAAGATCTTGATGAGGATAGAAAGGTTTGGGGGTTCGACTCGTTTGAGGGACTTCCTATGGGCAATGCAGAGAAGTATCCTGCTGACGCAGGAGATAGGCACCATGCTATCGCAGGGTTAGCCGTTTCATTAGAAGAGGTTAAGACTAATTTCGAACGCTTTAACCTTTTAGATGACAATGTACTCTTGGTTAAAGGATTATTTAAGGATACTATGCCTGTGAATACTATAGACAAGATTGCTGTGTTGCGTCTTGACGGGGATATGTATGAAAGCACTATAGATGTATTAGAACATCTATATCCTAAATTGGAAAAGGGTGGTTTGTGTATTATTGATGATTACGGTTTAGGACCATGCAAACTTGCTGTTGACCATTATAGGTCGCAGCAGGGTATTGAAGATCCTATAGTTCTTATAGATAATCCTCCCGCTTTTCCTAGCATTTTTTGGAAGAAAACATAATGAAAGTATTAGTTACAGGTGGAACAGGATTTTTAGGAGAAAGGCTTAAGCTAGTTAAGCCTGATTGGGTCTATGTGTCCTCAAAGGATGTAGATTTTATGTCTTACGATGATACCTTAGCCTTTTTTAGGACAGAAAGCCCTGATGCTCTAGTTCATCTTGCTGCCCGTGTAGGAGGGATTCAAGACAATGCTAAACACCCTGCTGATTTTTATGATGCGAATGTATTGATCAACACACATGTAGTAAGGGCAGCTAAAGCCGCAGGAATTAAACGGCTCTTAGCATGTTTGAGTACTTGTGCTTTTCCTGACGAGGTTGAGTATCCTTTCGATGAATCTAGTATCATGAGTGGACCCCCAGCAGAAACTAATTTAGCTTACGGGTTTACCAAGAGAGCTTTGTATGTCCAAATTATGGCATATAGAAAGCAGTACGGGTTAGATTATTCTTGTTTTAGTCCTACCAACTTATACGGACCTGAGGATAACTTTGATCCAGAGACTTCTCACTTTATCCCTGCTGCATTAAAGAAATTTCGTGAAGCCAATGGAGAAGCTTTAGAGTTTTGGGGGACAGGGGATACTATTAGACAGTTTTTGTTTATTGATGATTTATGCAGAGCAATTCCTGAGCTTCTGGATAAGCACCACACCGACACTCCTGTTATTATCTCCCCTGATGAAACAATCAATATTAAGGAAATGGCTTCTCTATGCAAAGAAGTTGTGGGATCGAATTCTTCTTTTTCTTTCAATGGGTATTTGCCAGGACAATTTAGAAAGGACGCAGTTAACGACGAGTTAAAGAAGTTGTTACCCTCTTTTGAATTTACTCCATATAAAGATGGACTAAGAGCTACTTATGAATGGTATGAAACGAGCATTAATAACGGGAATTAGTGGGCAGGATGGGTCCTACTTAGCTGAGTTACTTTTGGAAAAAGGTTATGAAGTTTGGGGGCTGTTACGCAGACACTCTATTCCTGAGAATCAAACTAGTAGATTAAACGAAGTAGGGTTATTTGCTAAAGCTCCTAATCTCTATTTAGAGTATGGAGATTTATTAGACCTCCCTTCTTTAGCTCATTTGTTTCAGAAGATACAGCCTCATGAAATTTATAATCTTGCCGCACAGTCCCATGTAAGAATTAGTTTTGATCAACCAGCGTTTACAACTTTGGCTGATGCGAATGGGGTTCTTAATGTTTTGGAAGCAGCTAGGCTATGTTGTCCGTCAGCTAAGATCTATCAGGCTGGATCTTCTGAGATGTACGGTAATGAGCATGATGAGGATGGTTTTAGGAGAGAGACAACTCTTATGCGTCCTGTGAGTCCTTATGGATGTGCTAAGTTGTATGCCTTTAATTTATGTAGAACATATCGTACTTCGTATGATATGTTCATTACTAATGGGATTCTGTTCAATCATGAATCTCCACGAAGAGGGTTAAACTTTGTTACTAACAAAGTAGTAGATGGAGCTATTAAAATCTATAAGGGGGAGGAGCAAGAACTAGCTCTAGGTAATTTAAATGCTACTAGAGATTGGGGACACGCTAAAGATTATGTGAGAGCTATGTGGCTGATGCTTCAGGTAGATGAGCCTGATGATTTTGTGTGTGCTATGGGATCCTCGTATTCTATTAGAGACCTATGTGCTGAAGTCTTTGGGCACTTAGGATTAGATTATCAAGACTATGTAGTTATTGATGAGAAGTATTTTAGACCCACGGAGCTTACTGACCTGAAGGGAGATTCTACCAAACTACGCAAGATTTTGGGGTGGAGACCTGAATATACTTTTCAAAGTATGATTGAAGAAATGGTACAAGCGAGGCTATAATACCTTATGATAATAAAGTTTAAAAGATTACGCCCCAAGGCTATACTCCCTACTAAGGGGAGTAAGGGGGCAGCAGCTTATGATTTGTATGCGGTTGAGTCTGCCTACATTCCTGTTGGAGAAACTTTAGCAGTAGGAACTGGTATTGCTTTAGAGATCCCAGAAGGGTGGAAGGGGGAGATTTATTCTAGAAGTGGTTTATCTTCTCAAGGGGTTGTAGTAGCTAATGCACCTGGGAAGATTGATTCTGATTATAGAGGGGAGATCAAAATATTAATTCGTAATGAGAGAGTTGAAGGATTAGTGGGTATTAAGACAGGGGACAGGATAGCTCAGTTTGAAATAAGTCAAACATTTTCTATAGAATTTGAAGAAGTACACACCCTCTCCTCCACACAGCGGGATGGAGGGGGGTTAGGTTCTACAGGAGTTTAATGTGATTAAGTATAAGTTTAGTTTAATAACTCCTACTCATAGAAAATCTCCTTATTTATTAGAGTTATATGAAACTATAAAAGCTCAGGACTATAAGAATTGGGAGTGGATTTTATGGTTGAATAATGGAATAACTCTAGAGGATGTTCCTACAGTAATTCAAGAAGATGAACGAGTTGAAATTTTTACTAGTAAAGAGGATAATAATAATATAGGATATATTAAAAGAAATGCATTTTCTCAAGGGAGGGGGGAGATTTTAGTGGAAGTAGATCATGATGATTTATTAACTAGTGATTGTTTATCGGAATTAAATTTAGCTTTTCAAGATACTGAAATTGGGTTTGCTTATAGCGATAATGCAAAATTAGATGATAATTTTATTCCTTATAGATCGGATCAGGGATGGAAACATGGTAGGTTTAAGTGGAAAGACAAATCTCTCATATATATGAAAGGGTTTTCTCCTAGTAGTCAGGCTATGAGTACTATTTATTTTGCTCCTGACCATGTTCGCGCTTGGAGATCTACTGTTTACAACGAGGTTGGAGGGCATAATCTAGAATTAGATGTTTGTGATGATTACGAATTGGTGGTGAGGACTTATTTGATTTCTAAATTTTATTATATTCCTAAAGTTTTGTATATATACAGAATTGATGGAAATAATTCGTGGTTACAAAATACTACAAAAATTAGAGATTTGAGTGTGGAAACTTTTCAGAAATATGCTTTTCGATTAGCAGAAAAAGATGCAGAGCTAAAGGGGTTATTAAAAGTAGATTTAGGAGGAGGTGTCTATCCCTACCAGGGTTATATGACTGTAGATAAAGAAGATGCTGATATTTGTTGTGATTTAGATAAAGGAATTCCATTAGAGGATAATAGTGTAGGGGTTCTGAGGGCTAGTCATATAATAGAACATCTTAAAGATCCTATTAAAACTATGAGAGAAATACACAGAGTTTTATGTCATGGAGGTTGGGCGATGATAGAAGTCCCTAGCACAGATGGAAGAGGGGCTTGGATGGACCCCACTCATGTTAGTTATTGGAATGAGAACAGCTTTCTATACTACACCGATATGGATCAAGCTCAATTTATACGAAATACCGATATAAGATTTCAATCTTACCGCTTAGAAACCCATTTTCCGAGCCCTTTTTATAAAAGAATGGAAGCCCCGTGTGTAACGACTTGGTTATCCTGTGTAAAAACAGGACCTCGTTTACCAGGAGGGTTGAGAATTTAAATGAATAATAAACGAATAGCGGTTTACTACTGTTTTATCGGAGAATCAACTTATCCGTCTGCGGTGATCCCTAAAATACCCGTAGTGTGTAAAATTCATAACCCCATAGATTTTTATTTCTTCACTCAAAACGAAGAAGTTTTTAAAAGAGCTTCTTTAGTCCCTGATTTAAAATGTAGGTTGATTGGGTGTGACGCTACTTCCCAAATTGACCATACTATGGTGGGTAAATTTTATAAAGTTCTTCCTCATAAAATTCCAGAGTTAAAAGAGTACGACTACACTTTATATCTAGATACCAAATTAGAAATAAATACTCCTGCATGGGGAGTAACTCTAACAGAGGACTTTATTAAAAGTACTTTTACACCAGATTTGAAATTTGGAGTATTTAAACATTTTCAGAGGAGAAATTCGTTGGACGATGAAGTTAAAGAATCTTTTCTTCAGAAAAGATATTTAGATCAAAGTGCTAAAATTGGTAAATATATTCTTAGCAAAGAAGTATTGGAAAAATACGGTACTGATTGCGAAATATTCTTTCAATGCGGTTACTTATTTAGAAAGATGAATGATCCTCTGGTTGAAGAAATTTGTGAACATTGGATGGAGGAGATAGAGAAGTGTGGGATTCAAGATCAAATTAGCTTTCATTATGTATATAAAAAATATAAAGAGCATATAAAAGAGATAATTCGCCCCTGAAATAAGTCAAAACTTCTATAATATAGTATGGATCAAAGTGTTTTAAAACGATTAAAGAATGCAGGATTGCTGTCCGAACAAGTCCCTGATTTGGGGTTTGTTGGGACTGGGAGCTTTGCTCTCAATAGAATTATTTCGGGTAACTATACAAAAGGAATCCCGCTAGGAATGATTACTCAATTTCATGGCGAAGCTTCTACAGCTAAAACTGTGTTTGGAACTCACATACTTAAAGAGGCACAGGAAAAGGGTTACTACTCTATGATGGTAGATTCGGAGAATGCTTACAACCCTGAGTTTGCATCTCATCTTGGAATTGATCCAAAAAAGTTGATCTATGCTGCACCTGAAACTTTGGAAGATTGTTTCCAAGTAATTGAGGATACTATTCTTGCTATTAGAGAAACAGATAAGGATACTCCAATTGTAGTAGTGTACGATAGCATTGCTGTCTCTCCCTCAAAAGCAGAGTATGAAGCGGAAGGATATGAGGGTAATAATATGCAGGGAGCTATCAGGGCTAAGTCTACTGGTGCTTGTTTGCGTAAGATTAATCCTTTGATGAGAAAACATAAGGTTGCACTTGTGGTGATTAACCAGATAAGAAATAAGATTGGCGTAATGTACGGTAGCCCAGATACGATGGCAGCAGGGGGCAAGTCATTAGAGTATTACCTTGGGGTAAATTTGAAATGTATTTCTAATAAAACTAGCGATCTCCTTAAAGACGACCTTAAAAATGTTATAGGGATTCAAGGTAAATTACGCAACACTAAGAATAAATGCTCCATACCCTTTAGAGAGTGTGAGTTTGAACTGTTGTACAATGAGGGGTTAAACCCCTACGCAGGACTCCTCAAGCAATTTGAGGCAGATGGTCATGTCGAGCGTAATGGAGCATGGTACACAGTTACCTCCACAGGCAAGAAGTTTCAGTCTAAAGAATTTGTACATCTGATGCAGGATGAGGATGAGGGGATGGAGCCTCTTGCAAATTTTTTAGAAGGTTAGCTTGACATTCGCACAAAACTTTGCTATAATAGAGCAACAACGGAGAACAACCCCATGAATGATGAAAAAACACTAGAGATGCTTATGGGTATTATTGACGATGCCTTTAACTCTCACTATAAGAAGGAAGAAAAGATGGAAACACAACCTGAAACTACTAACGATTCTGCAAGGGATCATTTCCCCAACCTTTACGAGTCCATTGAGGACTATACTGCCCAGACTGGTAAGCGATTTCGCATGACCAAAAACCAAAAAGAGCGGGGACTTTCCCGTGATGAGGCTTTTTCTGAAATGTACTTAGGAGGTACAAACTGATGGTAATTAAGAATGAAGAAATGCTGCGTACTTACGCTCCTGCTGCTTTTGCAGAGGCTCCAGAGGATGGACGGGTATCGGATCGGTACTCCTTCCTCCCTACTACTGAGATCCTTGAGATCCTTCAGGACGAGGGCTGGACGGCATGGAAGGCTCAACAGGTGACTGCTCGTACATGGAGCAAGGATCACGCCAAGCATATTATCCGTCTTCGTCACGAAGACATGACTCAAGAATCTTTTGGGGTTGGAGACTCCTTTCCTGAGATGCTTCTTATCAATGCTCACAATGGGCTTGGGGGTTATACCCTTCAAGGAGGTATCTTCCGTATGGTTTGCTCTAATGGAATGGTTATTTCTGAGCAGGACTTCGGTAAGATTCACATTCGTCACATCGGGTTTGAGGCGAAGCAGGTTCAAGAAGCGTCCCGTGAGCTTGTTATGAACTCTTCTAAGATTGCAGAAAAGATTGGAAACTGGCAGGAAACTGACCTGACTCCCCGTTCTAAAAAGGATTTCTTTGCTGATGCTGCAAAGATTCGTTTCGATGATCCTTCCGATGATATTATCCAAGAAATCTCTAAGGTTCGGAGAGAAGCAGATCGTGGGGATGACCTTTGGCGTACATTTAATGTGGCACAAGAGAATCTGATTAGGGGTGGATTCCGTAATGGAACTACTAATCGCATGGTTCGTCCTATTTCTAATATTCAGAAAGATGTTAAATTTAATTCGGAACTATGGGACTTGGCGAGTACATATAGTATAAGCGTTAACTAAGTTTACAGGAGGGGGAAGTTAGTTTTCCCCTCCCTACTTTCGCTTTTTATTAATTATGTATAATAAATTTGGATTTAGAGAGCCTTTAAATAAAGAACCTGATGGTACTTACATTACGGTTGGTCAAATGCAATTTTGGCTTAATCGTAGTAAAGGCTCTGAGAAATTTAAAGCTGCCGACCCTGAATTTTTAGATTATTACGATAAGTGTAGGGTGTATAACTTAGTTTCTGATATTATGGAGGAGAACGAGGAAGCCGCTATAATGTATTGGGATACTTCTACTGAGGCATTAGCTATAGGATACCCAGAACGGGGAGATGTAGCAGATGCGCTATCAAGCTTGATTCATGCTAATAGATCTGAAGAGTCTGACGGTGAGGATTCTTGGAGTGCTGGGATCTGATGGGTAGAACATTTAAGCATGATAGAGATTGGGGAAGACCAAAACAGAGATACAAGAAACCTAAAAATAAGATTTCCACCGCTAAAAAAGAGAATAAGTCCTCTGCCTCTGAGTATGACGACTTAGGAGAAAATTACGAAGATTTTGAAAAATTTAAACCTAAACGGAGATGAGATTATAGTAAAACTTCCCTGGCACCCAGCAGGGGAGATCAAACTTAGTGAGTATGAAGAAATGGTTACTTACTTTGTTCAAAGTTATATAGAGAGACACAACAATGCCTAGCCCCTATGTTTTAAAAACTTCCCCAATTGATAAAAATAGAATTCAAAAGACCTGTAAGAAGGTTATTGACGAAGCAAACGAAGATAGAAAACTTGCTCTGGATACGCATAGATTTTTTCGCCAAATGTTGGACGAGAACCCACAGGATGCTGCTGCTAAAAATTTGATGGTTGACTGCTTAAAGTTAGCCCAAACATCTAAAGGTAGTATCTTAAAGGTAATTGATCTTCTAATTAAATTAGAAGCATCCCAACAAAAAGGAGCAGACGGTAAGGGTGAAACAGATTCACTTTACAATCAGCTTGATAATCTTACATGAGCGATAAAAAGTTTTATAAAGTAGTATGCGAAGAAATTGATTTAGTCCTCCTTATTAAAAAGCTTAGTATGGAGGAAGAGAAGAAGCAATATTTTTCTATAAAAAAGAAAATTAGTCTATTAAAGAAGCCTATAACAATTGAAAGTTATCAGTCTTTTTTACTGCACAAGCTATTGCATAATCCAGAGGAGTTTTTTAATAACCTCCCCAAAGATGAAGATAGAGTACCTATAATTAAAGCGGTATATAAATCTATTGTAGAGGCTTATCCTACCTTTGATTTGTTTTTTGTATGTACCGATATTAACAACGGTACTTTTGTTGAAGGTATTCAAGCATACTTAGGAGATATTTTTGGTCCTCTGGGGGATACTCCCCCAACTAGCTCCTCTCCTAAAGCTCTTAATACTTTAGCTGACATAAACACTTTAGACTCTTACTTAAGAAAGAATCTAATTGGGCAAGAGGAAGCTATTGAAGGGATTGTAGATAGTGTTAAGCTGATAGCGAGTGGCTTGTATAAAAATGCTTCCTTTTTCTTTATTGGACCTACAGGTGTAGGAAAGACAGAACTTGCTAGGTTGCTGGGTAATAAGTATAGCGGTAACTTCTGGAAGCTTAACTGCGCTGAATATGCTAATGCTCATGAGTATGCCAAGTTAATTGGTTCTCCCCCAGGCTATGTAGGACATTCCGAGAATAGTCTTATGTCTGAAAAAGCTGAGAAGAGTAATAGATGGATTATTCTTTTTGATGAGATAGAGAAAGCCCACCATAAGTTTTATGATTTTCTTTTGTCTTTGTTAGATGAGGGGACTTGTACAGATAACATGGGTAGGGTACTAGATTTTACGGAGTCTATCTTTATATTTACTTCTAACCAGGGTGTTTCTACAGCTAAGACTGGCAGAAGACTAGGTTTTGGGAATGAGGAAGTTGGAGTATCAGGATGTAAAGATGAAATTAAAACTTCAGTAAAGTCTAGGTTTCCTGCTGAGTTTATGAACAGGATAGACAACTATATCTTCTTTAATACTTTAGATAAAGATAGTGTGCGAAAAATTGCTAAGTTAGCCTTACGAGGTATACCTATTAAACGGTATAAGGCACTATTAGATTTTATTGTAGAGAATGGGTATTCTGAGGAGTACGGTGCTAGGAATATTAAACGATTCATTAAAAATAAGATAGCTACAAAAGTTGCTCAGGCATTGTTAGAGCGAAAATTACCCCAAAAGAAGGGAGATTTGTATACTCCAAAAATTAAAAATAATGAATTTAGGATTGTAGACATTCAAGAAGTGTTACAGGAAATAGAAGACCAAGCTGCGGGGTAGGCTCTACGCCTTTCTGCGGAGTGGGAATTTCGCTATTAGCTCCCCTTAAAGAAATTTAAGGGGAGCTTTTTTTATAAAGCTCCGCGCTGCCTCTATAATACTGCATGGGACAGTAGCTCATCGGTTAGAGCAGAGTCCTTATAAGGCTTTGGCAGGTAGTTCAACTCTACCCTGTCCTACCAATCACATTATAACAATAAAAGGAATTTAATATGGATGAACTTACGGAAAAATATCTCTCCAGGATGCTAGAGGGTGCAGAAGGCGGCTTGAAGCAGGTAGTTACGGCCCTTGAAGGGGCAGAACAACAATTGGGTATGATGCAAGAGCAGAAAGATGAAATGACAACTGCTATTGCTGAACTTAAAAATCTGTTGGGCTTAGAAGAGGAAGAAGCTTCTGATCTCAAGCTCGTAGAAGAGGAGCAGGAAGAAGAGTAACGGGACGGTAGCCCAATTGGCAGAGGCAACAGACTTAAAATCTGTCAAGTGCGGGTTCAAGTCCCGCTCGTCCTACCAACTAAGCACCCATAGCATAATTGGATAATGCAACAGACTTCTAATCTGTAGATTTCAGGTTCAAGTCCTGATGGGTGTACCAAAGACGACTATAATATATTATGAACCCCCAGACTAAGCCAGCTTTAAGATTTTATATCCCAGAGGAGTGGAGGGAGGGACCAAACTATGTTAGTAACCCCTACTATTATTTTAAGGCTCTTCTTAGCCATGAGGAGTGTGATAGGATTGTAGAATGGGGCAAAACCTCTGTTTTACGGGATGCAACAGTAATGTCAGGGGAGGTTCAGGGATCGAATAATGCAGTACGCAAAACTGACATAGCATGGATGCCCGTTGAAAATTTTGAATGGTTGTATGATAGGATTTTTAGTTCTGCCTGTAAAACAAATTTTTGGGATTTTGATATTAGAGGTTTTGCTGAACCAATTCAATTTGGCATATATGATGGAACACAAGAAGACGCTTATTATAGATCTCATCAAGATATAGGCCCAGTACATAACCAGAGAAAAATTAGTTTTTCTATAATGCTTACAGGTCAAGATGAGTATTCAGGTGGTGATTTTTGGTTGGATTATCAGGGAATTATTGATCGTTCCTACCTCACTAAAGGATCAGCAATAATGTTTCCCTCTTTCCTAAGACATGAAGTTAAAAATGTTACTAAGGGGAAGCGAATATCGCTAGTAGTGTGGGTTTCAGGGCCTAAACTGCGTTGAACAATCTCACATCTAGTGAGAGGAGAAAAAGATGAAGAAACTAATGATGGCTATGCTATGTTTAATGGGGGTTATTGCCCCTGCGTTCGGAGACATTACTGTGGACGGTACTGTGATTGAGGATCAAACTTTCACGGGTCAACTGAATATTAAGGCGAATAACTGTATTCTTCGTCGGTGTACTTTTATTGTTGGTGATGGTACTAACGGGAGTTGGTATGGAATCCATGCTAGGCACTTTGATAAGAATACGGGCAAGCCATTCACAGGTAATCTGATTGAAGATTGTGATGTGCGCGGTGCTGTGTCTTGTGGGATTTACGCTCACTACTCCACCATTCGCCGCTGCATTGTTTATGATTGTGGCGCAGACGCGATTAAGTGTGAAGATGGAACTACCATTGAGTATTGTCATTTGTCCAGATGTGGAATCAATAAGAATGGTAGTCCTCATGCAGATGCTGTTCAATGTAGAGGTGGCTCTAATGTTACCATCCGTTATAATATTATGGACATGGCTATCAAATGGGAATCACAAGGTTACAAGTCTAATGCTTGTTTAATGTTTAGTGCCGAAGTCGGAGACATGAAATCCGTAAAAGTGTACGGCAACCGCTTCGAAGGTGGAAACTATTCTATATATTTTGGCGAAACGGGCAAGACTGGTAATTTCGTAAATGAGAACAACTTTATCCACGATAACTACTTCGGACCTGATTTTAGGTATGGAGTCTTAACAGGAAAGTCTTTTAGAGGGTATAACTGGAGACAGCGTAGAATCTCTATTGATCGTAATTACTGGTTCGATGGTACTCCCATGAACTCTGGCCCCTTTGATATTAATAATTGGGATGGCGACAGTAAATAAAAACTTGCTCTCTAAGGGCTCCAAAATTAGGGGGTCATATGGGTCGTCCCTGTTCATTAAAGTCCAGCAGGGGCGATCCTAGACCGTCTCTTGGACATTACTTAGTAGCTTTAGGGGTAATTAGTGGCAACACAAGAAAATTTAGATAAAACTTACATGAGGATGGCAGAAGAGCTTGCCGAACTATCATATGCAGAAAGAAGAAAGGTTGGCTGTCTCATTGTTAAAGACACCCAGATTATATCAGAGGGATTTAATGGGACTCCCGCAGGTTTCGATAACTCCTGCGAATACTACAATCATCTCGATGAGATATACACTAAGCCCGAGGTTCTTCATGCGGAATCTAATGCAATCACTAAACTTGCTAGATCTACAAACTCTTCTAGTCAGTCTACTTTATATGTCACATTGGCTCCTTGTTATGAGTGCAGTAAATTAATTATTCAAGCAGGAATTAAGCGTGTGGTATACAAAGAAAGGTATCATAGTGTTTTAGGCTTGAATTTGTTAAAAAAGGCTAATATAGGGATTGTTAGTATCTATGAGTATGAAAAACCTTACTTATCTACAGTTTAAAGAGCATATTTCTAAAAAAATTGAAAGGTGGCAAAGTAACCTTAATCTTAATTATAAAACAGATGCAGGGTCTTCCATGATTGAGTATGCAAAGGGACGATTAAACGCTTATATAGAAGTGTTAGAATTTATTAACCAAGAGGAGAAACTAGATGAACAAAAACGAATTGCAGAAGAAGAGGGAAGAGTTAGAAAGCAAGCTGGAGAGGTTAGAAAAAGCCCATTGTACAAAATATAATATGAACAATCCTAGTGAGGGTGCGTATAGAGATTCTTGTAAGAAAAACCATGAGGTTTACTTAGAACTATCCGAAGTGTGTAAACAACTAGGGGATCCTATCCCTGTGAGGATTTAAATGGCAACTTGGTATAATACAGGTAGGCATTGGAGAAAAGCGTCCTTTGCTATGGACTCATCTAATTTAAAAGGTATACTAGTAGGAGGGGGTCCGTCATTAAACAAGATTGATAAATCTAAACTTAGAGGAGCAGGAAAAAGAGTATTTGGACTCAATAACACTTATCCTGATGTAATTCCTGATGTTTGGTTTGGTTTAGATAAGGCGGCTTGTTATAATGGAAGAGTGTTTGATGAACCTTTTATGAAATTCAGAAGGGGAGGTTTTCCTGATGAGTATAGAGATGGAGTGCGACTCAACAATAAGGTTAATACTTATTACCTAGATGTAGAAGAGTGTGATTGGTCTGAATTATTTAAAAGAAGAGACCATGATATTAAGTTTGTTTGGCATAAAAACTCTATGGCTACAGCTATCCATGTGATGATTTGGATGGGGTGTAAGGAAATTTATTTAGCAGGTTGTGATTTAGACAACTCTAAAGACGATTATTTTAACGAAGTAACCCTAATAAAAGAACATAAGGCACGGAACGCGAAGTTGTATGATGAGCTTTCTTCCTATTTAGCGTGGTTGGTTCATGAAGCAAAAAGACATGGGGTATCTATATATTCTTTAAGTCCAGACTCAAAGATTAATTCCTTTTTAGAATTTGTAGAGATAGATGATTTAAATAAAGAAATAGAAACCTCTATGTTAGAAAAAGGAGACCTCCCGTATGTTATAGAGGTTGATAACAATGAAAAAGAAAAGAAGAAAGCCTAGTATGCCTTTACACTACTGGATTCATGACTGTGCGATGGAGATTTTAGGTGTAGAAGAACTACATCTGGATTTGCGTAACTACTTAGATGACATTGAGACTAATGCGGGACTAGTAGAGGGCTCAATTAGATCTCGTCAGATAGTAGCGTTGGCAATAGTTAATTACTTAGACCGTAAAGAACTAATGAGACAGATTAAACTGTTGCAGAAAGATGTTGAAAGACTACAGGGGATTACAGGACCAGACGAAGGCTGGCACGACTGGAGAATAAGTTGAAGAAAAAAGATTTCGCTGGATTGGGGTTTGATGTAGGAGAATTGGTAGGCCGCAAGCAGAAGGCTTATGGAGACTCTTTTGGTAGGAGTGGAGAGTGTCTAAGACAGATGTTCCCAGACGGTATTAAGCCTGAACAGTATGACGATTTGCTTACAATTGCCAGGATTCTAGATAAGCTCTTTAGAATAGCTAATGATGCTAACGCTTTTGAAGAAAATCCCTACCAAGATATTGTAGGCTATGGCCTGTTGGCTATGAATCGTCATAACTCTAGTAAAGACAAGGACTTAGACGAATCGTGAGTTTTTGCTAAGGGATAGGTTGACATAGGCCGAAGAGTATGGTATAATAGGGGCATGGACAATTTAAACAAAATCAACGGCAACAAAGACTTGTATGACCGTGTGTGTACTTGGATGGCAGACATGGATGAGGTACATGATGGTTCCCCATCCAAAGACCCTTATACGGTTCGTGCTGCTGACTTGGCAGAGGAAGCATTTACCCTTTTCTATGACATTTACCAGACCTGTAATGATACTGAGGATGTGCCATTCTAATGACAACTAACTTTCACAAAACTGCTAGAACGAGAAGCAAAGCTTCTGCTCCTGCTAGATGGCTTTACGATAACATGGGCTTTGATTTAGATGAGGACACTCTGGACTACGGTTGTGGTCGAGGTACTGATGCACGATACTTTGGAATCAGGGGATGGGACATTAATGGTGGGGAGCATGAACCTCTTGATAGGTACGATAAGTTTGATACCATCCTCTGTTCGTATGTATTGAATGTAATTCCTAGTGAGAACGAGCGTATGCAGGTTATCTCACACATTAAAAATCATCTTACACCAGAGGGAAATGCTTACCTCACGGTGAGAAACGACAAGAAGAATTTAAACGGGTGGACTAAGAGTGGGACATATCAAACATTTGTTGATCTGCCTCTCCCTATTGTTCACAAAACTAGTGGTTATATTATTTATAGGCTTGAATCTTGGTTTAACTTAGACAAGCCACAGGAGTATATGGATGCAGTTTGAAGTTACTGATGGATTGTTGAAGAAAGCTATGGCAGCATTTCTTGTTTTGGGTGCCTGTTCTTATGGTGCTATGTTTGTTACCTACCTTCTATGGTTTATGGGATTGATAGATTGATGAATAAAGATGATAAGATTGAGGTAATGGTTAACGATTGGGTTGATGGAGCGGATATGCAAACTCTTTGTGAATATGCTGCAAGTAAGCTAACCGAACATTACGAGTCTCTTAGTGAAGATAAGTTTGATGAGTACTACGAGGATTTTGCTAATGAAAATCAAATGCTCTAATTGTAAGCATTTGAGAACTGCTCCTTATCAATCGCGTGAGACTGGGTGCTATCATCGTAAGAATGTTAAGCACTTCTCTGCGGAGTGGTATTTGGATGAGCAACAAGTTGGTGGAGATTACATAAAAATTAACTGGAGGGGTGACTGCGCTGAGTACGAACCCCTCCCTAAGAAACCTACATTTTGGGAGAGACTATTTTGATGATTAACAACTGTAAAGAACTGTGGTCCGAATGGATGGGGGGAGAAGAGACAGAGGAAACATCCAAAGCACTCCTACGCAAACACATATTCAAAGGTACTGAATGTGGATGTGTATTTCGTTCTGACGAGAAAGGAGTTGTAGTAGGTGGCTACAATGAACTT